TTATATATTAATTTGTATAGAGAGAATAATGATATAGTTCGGTCTTTTCAAGTCCATAGATTAGTACTTATAACATTTGTTGGGAATTGTCCAGAGAATTTTGAGTGTGATCATCTTGATAGAAATCCATCCAATAATAAATTAGAAAATCTTAAATGGAAAACAAAAATAGATAACCTTAAAAATATGGGAGCACATAAAGATAGTACTAGTAAATTTAAAGGTGTGTGTTGGGATACATCCAGAAAGAAATGGTTAACTACTATAAGTATTGCTAAGAAACAATACCATTTAGGTAGATTTAATAATGAAATAAGAGCGGCAAAAGCATACGATGCAATCGCTAAAGAAAATGGATTTACAACCAATAAAATGTTAGGATTACTAAAAGGAGTTTAAAATGGCAACATCTATAGATTGGACCTCGACACTTCCGCAGGCTTATGAGAAAGGAAGCTTCTCTTCCAATTTACAAGGAAACATTCTGCGTACGGATATGGATGCAGGGCTGTCAAAAGTCAGAAGATTATATACCGCCGTCGCAGATGATTATACTGGAAATATGGTTTTTACAGGAACACAGAAAATTACTTTTGAAGCTTTTTTTAAATCTTCTTTAGGCTACGGAATTAACACTTTCAACTTCCCCTGCCCCTTCGATTCGGGAGCAACTACAGTTGAAGTACGTTTCAAGATCGATACAAAATCTTCCCCATATACAGTCTCCCCTCATGGAGAGACACAGGATTGGGTAATAAATCTTAATTTAGAGGTAGTGCCATAATGAGTAGAGATGTAAGCAGCGCTGCAAGAACGGCAATCAATGCTCCACAGACATCAGAAGTATTTTTAGTAATACTGGAAATAACACATGATGGTCTCCCTGCTCCAATTAGAGTAGTCAATAATAATGAGGCAATAGTACATGATGGTGATACTTATTTAGCCACAGCATTTAGGTTTACAATTCCTTCTCAGGAAGATGGTAAAATAACAAATAGCAGACTTATTATAGATAATGTGGATCGTGTAATTGTTGAGGCTATAAGATCTATACATACTCCTCCTAATGTATCAGCCAGTGTAATTTTAGCAAGTAATTCTGATATAATTGAAGCAGGACCATGGGAGTTTAAACTAAGAAATACTACATATAATAGGTCTACAGTTTCAGGTGAATTGGTATTTGAAAGTTATATGCGAGACAATTGTGGTACTATTAAATATAAAAATACAAGCTTTCCGGGATTATTTGGATGAGCATTGATATTAGTAAATATATTGGAATACCTTATAAAAGCAAAGGATATACTCTTGAAGGGGCAGATTGCTATGGCTTAGTCTGGTTATTTTTAAAAACAGAAATGGAAATAATATTACCAAAATTTGAAGCATATGATCCATATGAAGATAAGCAGGAAGTAGCTAGACAGATGAACTTAAATATTCCCTTACTACTAGGCGAAGAAACCAATCTTCCTGAATTTGGAGATATAGTTTTATTTAAATTTGGGGGTATTTCAAGTCATCTTGGTATTTACATGGGGAGCAATAAAGTACTTCATATTTTAAGAGGAACAAATTCTACGTGTGAATCATACATTCGTGGGAGATTAAAAGGAAGATTAGATGGAATCTACAGACTCAAAAAATAACATAAAATTAAGTATAGTACCAAATCCTTTTAAAGTAAAAAGGACTGATTTAGATGTAGAAAGGAAATCATTTAGAAATTTATTTGAAGAGCATGCCAACACTTTTTTACCTATTGAACATGCTCTTATTATAGATAAAGATATTAAAATAGAATTTAAAGATTATGATAATTTACCAGAATCAGAACATGTAATTATTAGAATGCTTCCTGCCGGAGGTTTATCCCCAACTGAAGAAATTGGAGCTGGGATGAAAGTAGGTGGGATTGCTTTACATGTATTAGGACTTCTCTTTTTTATTCTTACTGCCGGTACTGGAATAGCTATTAGTATGGCACTGATGGGGACAGGTGTAGCAATGTTTCTTTCTGGTGTAGCAATATTTAATTCAGGCGTTCCAGATCTGGCAGATAGGGAACAAACAAAACAACTGCCTTCCATTCATGGTGCTTCAAATCAAACTAGAATTGATAGCATGGTTCCTATATTATTAGGTAAACATTTATTGACTCCAGATAATGCAGCAATCCCATATACTGTTATCAGTAATAATGATATGATTTTACGGCAATTATTTTGTGCAGGTTATAATGATGTTGTAATTGATGAAAGTACAATTAAGTTAGGAAATACTCTTATCGATACACTGGATGATCCACACGGAGATGCTGTATATGATATCCAAAGAGACAGCACTTCCCCTCTATATTATCCTGAAAGAATTGTAGAAACTCAAATAGGTGCAGAAATAAAATGGGAAGAAGGAGGAGCATCACCAGAGGACATAATACGTACAACCAGTACCAATACTAATAAAATCAAAATCGCAATAAGTTGTCCCAGAGGGGTAGTTAAATACGATGATTCTGGAAATGCTAAAGAACACACTGTTGCTTTTATAGCATTTTGGAAAGGACATGATGAACCTGATGCTGCATACCAGCGTTTTGATTTAGGTGTTATTACGGGTACTAGTTCTGAAACAATTAGAAAATCATATATTAAAACTGTAGACAATATAACTCCAGCAGGAACGGAGTGGAATGCAGATAGACAATATGATATAAAATTACGGAGAGTATTCTATAATAGTACTTCTACTAAAATAGTTGATAAAATGTATTGGGATAACCTTCAATCATACACAGGTATTTTTGATGATGTCAATCCCCCTAATACACGCCCTATACTTGAAGGCATACAGGCAGAATTAACAACAATATCTATAAATGTCAGAGCAAGTAAAAACTTAACTGGGATTGTTAATAATTTAAACTTTGTAGCACAATTGCATACAAAAAAATATAGCGGATCAGGAACAGGACCAACACAATGGACAACTGTAGGAGCAACTTCAAATCCAGCATCAATGTTTTTATATGTGTTACAAAATTCACATATAAATCCTCATGCAGATAAGGTTACAGACGCTAAGATTACAGACGCTAAGATTGATTGGGAAGCATTAGAGACATGGTATACATTTTGTGACGATGTAGAACACCAATTTGAATGTAATGCTGTATTGAATGCCAACATAACAATGGAATCTATGTTGAACAGTATAGTATCTACGGGCAGAGCTACGTGGTTAACTATTGATGATTTATATACAATTGTCATTGACACATATAAAGATAATCCTGTACAGATGTTTACACCACGTAATAGTTGGGGATTCTCAGGATCAAAATTATTTGCAGATAACCCTACTATGTTGAGAATGCAATTTATTGATGCAGATACAGGATATACCCCAGCAGAAAGACCTGTATACTATGATGATATCACACCTGATGATTCTATCAGTCAGTCTGCCACATTATTTGGTGTGACAGACGCTACACATGCCGGAAAAATTGGTAAATACATGCTGGCTGTGAATAGATTACGTCCAGAAGTATATACCTTTAATGTTGATATAGAAAATATTGTATGTACAAAGGGAGATAGGGTTCTATTTTCCCACGATGCTGCTTTGTTGGGTTTGTATTATGGGCGTGTACGGGAAATTACCACAGATGCAGGGGATACTACTGGGTTTATTTCAGATGAATATCTTAATTATGAAAGTGGGAAAACTTATTCTGTCAGAATAAGAAAAGAAGATGGAACTATAATAGATGAGCCTATTGTAAATCAAGTAGCATTTACAGAAGATGTTGAGTTCATGAACCCTATAACAGGAGAAGATGTAATTCAATCTTCTGATTTATTTGTATATGGGGAAACAGGGGAAGAAACACTTGACGTAATAATTGCAGCTATATCCCCTAAAGATGACTTATCTGCTACTCTAACTTGTATAGAATATAATGAGGATATATACACCGCAGGTGCTATCATTCCAGATTATGATCCTTTAATCAGTATTGGGGCAGAAGGTGCACAGGAAGTTAATTTTGACACACTGTATGATCCTGAACAGGATATTATAGATCTAGGTGCTCAACGTGCTATCGATTCCGGTAATATAGAAAGAGCTGGCTTGGCTTTATTAGCAAGTAGACCAGATGCTTTTAGTACAAATAATAATGCATCAGAACTTTGTATAGTAGATGACGGACGTATAGTATATGTGGGTAGAGATGATTCTTTATTGTATAAGACAAGAAAAACAGATACATTTGCAGGAGAAGTGATATCTACAGTAGTAGCAAGTAACCCATATCCTGCCGGAGCAGATGTCTTAAATAATTCCAGAGTTCTTTATGTTAATTTAAATGATAATAGGATATATTTAAAAGATATTACTGACACTGCCACAGGAGCAGCTGTTACAGCAACAGCAGGATATAAGCCTACATATATAGGAGATGATGAATTTCTTTATTTGAATGAATCAGGATATCTTTACAGGGGGTTAATAACAGATTCCTTAGATGGAACAGCAGTTACTACATTCCCTATTAATGACTATGATGTCATAAGTGGGATTGAAATTGTTTATGCTAACATAGCTGATGGGAGTAAATTATATGTAAAGGACAGCACAGATGATAGTGTAGGAACAAAGATTGGAGACACCCCAGCACATAGTATTACTTATTCTGCTCTTGATGATGTTGTTTATTACATTAATTATCTGGATGATTTTAATGTATATATAAAAAATGTTACAGATATTGCAGATGATGGTGATCCAGTATACCCAACAGCATCTTCAGCATTCTCGGATAACAGTGGTAATGTAGTTTATATTTCATTATTAGATGATAGTAATATCTACAGTGGATTGGGAAGATTAGCTCTCGAAAATGGGTATTTGGAAGCTTCTCCATCAGAATTACTTATTAGTGGAGATCTTACTCTTAATAGCAAAAAAATCACTAACGTAACATCTGAGGCAATTGATCAACTTGCAAAAGGAGATAAGGTTTATCATAGTAAAATACCCTTAGATGCTTCTATAATATTCAGAGGAACCAATTATCTGGTAATGGACGCACCTGCGACAGAC